TGCTATTGTTTCTGTTATTAACGTATTCTTTTTGCCTCAAAATTTAATAATAGGTCTTATTGAAGGTGCGTGGAATTACTTAAAAGGATTATTTGGATTTGACCAAAAGAAAACAGAACAATCTGCAAATCAAAGTGAGTTTGTAAAACAAGGTGGAATTGGTGGATTGTTATTTGGTCTGGTTGAATCTGCATATGGTTGGTTGAAGGGATTCTTTGGATTTGGTGATACAGAAAAGGAAAAGATTAATACAGAAACTTCTGGACTAGATGCTACATCATTAATTTCTGGATTAATTTCTGATGGATTTGCAAAGGTAAAAGAAAAATTCACAGGATTTAAAAATTTAATTTCTGAGAATTTACCTTCATTTCCAACAATGCCATCCTTCTCTGATATTACTGTAGAGATTCCAACATTTGAAGAAATTAAAGAAAAACTTCCAAAATTAGACATTCTTGGACCAATTAAATCATTTGCAGATAAAGTACAAAATTGGTTTAAAGATATTATCCCAGAACTACCTAGTTTGGATGGAGTTGCTGAAGTTGCTAGTGATGTTGCAACTGCTGCTGGGGAAGCAGCAACTGATTTGGCAAAAAAGACAGGCGATCTAGTTTCTAGTGTGGCAGATGATACATTGAATTTCCTTGGATTTGGTGACAAACCTGAAGAAATTGAAAAGAATGTAGAGAATTTGGCTGTTGAAAATAAAGAAAAGATTGAAAACGAACCACTACCTGTTAAGGTAACAAATCTTGGTATGATGTCTGGTCAGTATGATAATATGTTTGGTCCATCATTACCACCATATTTCGAAACCATGACACCAAGCGTAAACAATAGAACTCTGACATTAGAAGAAAGATCAAGAGAAAATGCTGCAGCTGCGCAACAACCTGTAGTGATTAATAATGTAACAAATAATAATACAACATCAGGAGGTGGGAATGTTGTACCAATATCAAAACCAATCACCAATCCTGATCAAGGATTGTTTGCAACAATTGCAGCATCTTTGTTTTAAAACTTACTCGTTAGCAAGTTTCTCAAAATAACTCATTGCGCTATCTTCATCATCATCAACATCCATTTTTGATGGTGAAGATTTATAAGAAGGTTTGTAATCTTCTTCATCATCAAGCACTTCTGCAATTGGTTTGCCAGCAGTTTGGGTTCCAGTTAGAACTGCATCCAAACGCTTTCGCAATTCATCATAACTCTTGAAGTTTGATTCAGCAAGAAACTCTGACAATGAATGTGATTTTCCAATCACACTTTCAATTCTATCATCATCACCAATCTTTGATGTTTTATCAAACTCACTCTTGTCATAATTCCAATAACCATCAACTTTACGAATCTTCAGTTTGAAATTCGCACCATCCCATGCATCAAATGGATTGATTGGAGTTTCATCCTCAAATTCTGGCTGCATTGCTTCCATGATTTTGTCAAAGATTTTCTTGCCATACTTGTACAAGAAAACTTTGCCTTCATTTTCTGGATTTGCAGAATCAGAAACAACTAATACATTGCTGTAGTATTGAAGTTTTCGTTTTTGCTTCCGTGCAATTTCCTTGTCTGATTCAATACCAGAATTCCATAATCCGGAGTTGTGTTCACAACATGGACATTTACCATTTACAGATGTCAAGCAGTTTTCAATAAACCACATTCCTGTTGGACCTTGAAATGCATGATTCCAAACACGAATCCATGGAAGTTGCCCTTCATCGGTTGCAGGAAGGAATCGCAGTACAGCGTATCCATTTCCGGATTTGTCTACTTGTGGTTTCCAAAGACGATCATCAATATATGATGTTTTTTCGGCTGGTGCTTCCTCTTTTGCAACTTGTGCCAAGAGTTTGTCGAGAGCATTGTTTTTGCGAAGTGCGCTGATATTTGACATGGTATTTCTCCGTATATTGTCGTATGTTTAAGTATTTCACAGAATCATGATATAACCTATTTATTCTACTGAATTGTAGGATAAATGTCAAGTTTTATTTTCAGATCATCAAAAGTAAGATAATCTACATTTTTGTGACTTCTCCATTCATCAATTTCTTCTGTATCAGAAGATACATGATAAAAAACAACATCCGGATAAGTCACAAAATTCTCCGCATGTTGTTTTTTCCAATTCACAGATGGTATTTCATTTGCATAGTCAGGAGCATAATTATTAGTTCCTTTGTATACATTGTTTATCAATCCATCATCAGATTTCATATCAAATCCAATTAAATAGATCTCTCCAGGGGATTGATCTTCTAGCATCATTCTAACTGCTATTGGACCAGCACTCCAACCCATAAATGGTTCTGGAATAAGCCTCACTCTGTCTTCTTCACCAACCCATGTGATCCACTGATGATGATTTCCCAATTTTAACAATATATCAGCTGAATCAAATGGTTCATTTCTTTCTTCATATCCTTGTTTAATGATATGAAACATTCTCATAATTTGATTAGGATCTGTTCCTGTCAACACAAAATTATTAAAATGTTTTTTATCATTTTCTGTTTTTAAACTGTCATGCCATCCTTCAAAGAAATTATCTTGAACCAAAGAATCATATGCGTATTCTGGTAATTTAGACCAACTTCTGAAATAACAAAGATGATTGTATATGTAACCAGATGCTCCTATTTCATGCATCATTCCACCATCAACAGCAATTAATGCATCAGGCGCAAAATCACGATGAAGAGCATTACAACCATATACTTTCCCTTTTGTTTTAAGAAAATCAAGATCAATTTGTAATCTTGATTCACCATTTCCTAATACAAACATGTGTTAATCCGCTATGTGTTGGTATTGAGGGATTTTCTCTAATTTAAATATCAAAGGAAATATTCCAGAAATTATTCTGCCACATTCTTTAGCAATTTCCATGTGTTCTTTTTGTGTTCCATTGGCTGAACGCAATTCAATATAATGAATCCAAGAACGAATTGTTCCGTTCATCATAAGTCTTGTCTTGGTCAATCCTTCTGGTAGAACAACTCTAGCCTGTTCTTTTGCAATTCCATTTTTAATAGCCCATTCATAAGTAGACAAAGAAATGTCTATTACTCTTTCTTGCCAATATTTCCAATCTGCATGAATAGATTCATTGTCAGTTTCAATTGAATTTTGGCGATTCTTGTCATCTTGTAATCTTGCTTCTCGCAAAACAAATTGTTCACCAAATTCAGAAGGATTCGCATATCTCTGACTAAATTCTTGAAAAGAAAAAGAACGATGTCGAACAATCTGATGTGCAATATCACGTGTTGTTTCAATTTCTAGGCAAGCACTAGCCATCTCAAAAATTGACCAGTGCTTGTGTCGCATACAATAGCGTAAGAGCCTTTCGGACGTTTCAGTGTTGTATTGATTTGCAGGATTGGAAACTCTAGCACAATATGCAATAATATCCTGTACATTCTGCAATCCTTCTTTTACAAATTCTGCGGATGGTTTGCTGTAACTTATAAGTTTTACTTCCACTTCATTCCTTTTATCCATTCTCCTTCAGGTTTATGTTTACTTCTTTTATGGTTTCCTTCTTTGTCAGTCCACCAAACAGTATCTTTTGTATATTTACTTCCATGATTATCCGAATCAGTATTTAAAAACCCTGCTTTATTTTTAGCAGATTGCAATCCACCTTTTCTAGCATTTTCTATTAAATTATCAATTCCTAAAAACGTTGGAAGATTCTTTTCTCTTCTTTCTTGAATTGTTTTTTTAGATATTAAAGACCTTTCTTCCTTTGAAATCTTTTGAAAATTGTGTGTGCCTTTTTCAATTCTTTCTTTTTGAGCAAGTGATGCATATTCAGAAATATTTCTTTTATTATCCATTCTTGCTAAAATAGCTTGAACAGCACCCCAATCATTCTGTTCTTTATGAATTTTTAGATGTTCTTCTATAGTCACACACAATAAATTATCAATGTTATTGTTTTTGTTGTTTCCATCTATATGATGTATTTCGCAACCATCGGGGATTTTAGTATCATAATATTTTTCCCATATTTTTCTGTATGACATAAGACTGGACTCCATTTGAAAGTTTCATTCTTATTTATACAAAAAATGATTAAAAAATAAAAAAAAATTATGCAATTGTCAACCAATTTTTATGGCGACCAGTGCTTGTGCTTGATAAGGTAGCGTAAGAGCCTTTCGGACGTTTCAGTGTTGTATTGGTTCGAGGGATTCGATACACGGGCACAATACGCAATGATATCTTGGACATTTTGCAATCCTTCTTTTAAAAATTCTGCAGATGGTTTGCTATAACTTATAAGTTTTACATTCATCTTTTAACAAAATTTCTGCGTTGTGAATAATTTGATTGGCGATATTGAACCACCTTCTGATAAGATAATTCTTTGAGTCGTTGATTCAAATCTCCTTCTCTTCTTTGCAACTCAGCACAATCATATTCTAATTGCTTTACACGTTTCATAAGATTTTCAGATCGTGCTTTGAAAAAGTCACGTTCACGAATCAAGTCTTCAACAGTTTGTTCTTTTGCCATATTTCCTTTATAGCATTTTTTTAAGATAAGATTTGCACTTTTGTTCATCAACTTGAATAAAAGCACTGTATTTGATAATTAACTTACGTTTTTCTGGCCATACAAATGTTTCTTTTATGTCTTGGTCAAATTGACTGACATAATTAAGAATTCTATTTAGTATAACCATCGTTTCTAAATGAATTTCTCCACTCAGAAATCTTTTTAATAATAATGGATGTTGACCATACTTACAATCAAAAAGTGAATCAAAATTAGAAGAATCAATAGATTCAACTCTAATAAGTGTTTCCATGTCTGATTTGAAAACATATGAAATACTTTGTTGAGTTTTCTTCCAATCCATGAACACTTGTTCATTGAATTCTCCAACCCATCCTTTTGGATTTTTAATAAGGTTGGCAACAAAATAGTCAACAGTCTCTTCGCCATATTTACGACCAATTTTATGAAAAAAGAATCGATCATTCCTTTTTAGGAAATTCTCTTTCTTTGCACTTGTCTTGCCAAGATACTTTTTGAAGTCATAGGCATCTTTGGTAAAATGAAGTTTTAACCCAAGATAGATCTTGTAAGTATCCCAACTATCCATAGCAAACATTATACCCTTTTATACAAAAAAGTCAAGTATTTTTTAGAGCGGTAACTGAGAAACTTTGGGAAGAAGATTGAGTTTCATAGCATCAACTTCAATCTTTTCTTTGAGTGGTTTTGTG